TTGACTGATATGATGTATCTTAAATTGATGTCGGCATGGACTTCACCTGAAGGTGCGTTTATTTTGGAAAAAAATTATAAGTGATTGATTTTAAACGAAACAAAAACGTGTACATTGCTTTCAACATGCTGTAGGATGGTTATATCAAATGAAGGAGAATACTATGAAATTTGCAACTACTCAATCTGACCGTCTTGCTCTCATCAAAGAAATCGCTGAGCGTAAGAAAAAAATGTCTAAGATTCGTAAACAGTCTGCATCAGTTATCTCTCGTGCCAAGCCTGTTTCTCGTAAGAAAAAAGATCTTGACATTCCTAAAGAGTCTAATATGTATCACTGGACTGATGCATCTAAATACGCCAAAGAATACTATGGCGAAACAATGTTCGAAACTACGAGGTATGATAATGATTGGGATTAATGAAATATTTTGGGGCATGATGTTAGGCATGCTCTTAATTGGTATTGACAAATACTTAATACCAGGCGGAGTCTATTAAGACTCTTTTCCTCATACGTCTGTGTAGAGGCGTTGATCAGCTAAAAGCACTATCCCTACGGGAATATATTCGCCTGTGAAATATCAGTGTCGTGAAAGCGTAGGGGTGTTAGTTTCAATCAAACTAGAGCGGCAATGTCAATAAGGCCGTGCGGGGAGATTGGAGATACTAGCTCGGGCGTATGAGGAAAGGAGTTTATTATGAGAACTGTACACTATGTAGGGATGGATCACGACACTTATACTCGAGCTCGTAGAGTATTCGGTGGTCCTGCTTACTATCACAAACATATGGACGCTAGAGTCTATAGTGAAGTTGGTGATAGTGATGTCGTTATAGTAGGTGATCCTAGAATGCACAAGTATGTATGGGATGCATCTGCAGTTGATAGGAGGTACACAGATTGATTTTTAGTACTAGTCTCATCGATACTCAGGACCATTGGATGGTCGGTACTGAATGGCAATATGCTAAAGGTACTGTCACCATGCATCCTGAGGGTTTTAGTTGTTCTTGTAAAAAAGCACCACGTAAACCGTGTAACCACATTCGTAATGTTAAGTTACGTATCTATGGCACATTCGATCAACATTATAAGGAGGCAGCTTAATGTCTATGCATATGATTAGAGGAGTTCAAGTTCATGGTGTAGGGAAACGCCGTAAGGCGAAACGAAAATCGAATAAATTATTAAAGGCGGAAGCCGAACATCAAAAGTTTCTAGATAAACTTATTTCAGGTAAGTCAAGTTATAGGCCTGACTTACCTGACTATAATTGTGGTCCTCGTATGACGAGTGATCGTATAGCAGGCAATGGTCTTGCAAAAGAACGTAGTCGCTATACAGGTGATGAAATCGCTGGTATTGTAGTTACACATAAATCAAATCTAATGCCAGTTCGTAAAGATAATAAACAAGCAGCTATTGATGCTGCCTCAATGAGGAGATAATAATGTGGGTAATTAAAGTCGACATGTATGGTCGACCAACAAACGCCGTAATGCGGCGAATGGAAAATTGCAAGCTTGATCTTGATTCTCATGAATCTCGTTCTAAGTTTGGCTATTGCTATTTGGATTATTTAGTCAAATGAGTGATTATAAAGTTTCGCTTCTTGATCGTCGAGTTCAATATCTCGAAGGCAAGATACAAGATTGGGAGAAAGTCATTGATATACTAATGGCCGATCCTACCTTTATGCATACTTTGGGTGTAAAGGAATTGAAAAAGAATCAAAATAAAAACATTGATTCGTCTTATAAAGTAAAGGATCCGTATAAATGATTGACTCAAGTTCTCGTGACTATATGGTCACTGAATTAAAGAAACGTGAATGTCGTGTGATATTCAAAAAAGTAAATGGCGAAGAACGAGATATGGTTTGCACTTTGCAAGAAGGTGTTATTCCATCTACTGATACTAAAGATCCATTCTCGCTTAAAAAAATCAGAGATATCAGCGAAGAAGTAATTCCTGTTTGGGATACGAAGGCCGAAGGATGGCGCTCATTTCGTGTTGATAGTGTGCTATCTTTTACCTAGTATAAATAAGCATTTAAGGAGTTCTTATGAATATTGAATATGTCGAATATTTAATTTTAGCGGCAGGTGCGTTCTGTGCATTTAAGGTTGGCTATTGGTATAATAAACACAATAGCGAAGAAATTATAGAAGCTACTATCAGAGCGTTAGTCGATAAGAACTTAGTTCGCTGGAAGATGGATTCGGATGGCGAAATTGAACTTTTACCAATAGATCATAAAGATTAATTTAAATTTGTCGGCGCTTTTTAGTGTACATTCCTTTTGGAATGTGGTAGAATAGTATTATATGATGAAACAAGTGAGGATATCATGGCTAGACAAACTGCACGTATGAAGATTCGTCAAGAACTTGCAAAAGAATCGAAAGTAAAACCGATTAAACCACGTAAGAAGAGAGCTCCACTCTCGGCTGAACAAAAAGCAGTATTGGTAGAACGTATGGCCAAAGCTCGTGAAGCTCGTGGTCCTGCAAAGAATTTGTCTATTGACGAATCAATTCGTGATTTGTCTGCAGATAATCCATTAAGCCCTTCAAAAATTAAAGACTATATCAAAAGTCAAAAAGAATTAATGCAGGGCTTAAAATCTTCGAAGGCTAAAGATAGCAAAGATGCTGGTCTAAGAGGCCAGTATTGGGACACAGATACATATCTGTTTAACCTTCAAAGATATCTTAATGACGGTGTTTATAGAGACCATCGCTATGGTGCTGAAAAGCAGAATAAAATTAAAATGCGTAATGTAGCAATGGCTTATTATCCTGATGGCACACCTAAACGTACTGTAGGTGTGTTTTATGGTGATATTGGTGAAGTATACACAAATGAAATGTACTTGGAGGATAATCAAAATCGAAACTGAAAAGAAATTTCTAACTAAGAGTGAGTTCACTGAGTTAGTAATAAATACCGTTAAATCGCATAAGTCTTCTTACATGGATGCCATCATACATCTGTGTGAGGAGAACAATATTGAAATCGAAGATATAAGAAAATATATATCTCCGGTGATTAAAAACAAGATTGAGGCAGAAGCTACTAATTTAAATTTTTTGCCTCAACAAAACTGTTTACCTATAGTATAAAATATAGTATAATATTTCAGCAATAATACAGCAATATAAGGAAAAATATATGTCTTTTGCAAATCTAAAACGTAACCGTACCGACTTCTCAAAGCTATTGAATGCAGCTCAATCTGCAGGTGGTGGTGAGAAGAAATCATATGGCGATGACCGTATGTGGAAACCAGTAGTTGATAAGGCAGGTAATGGTTATGCCATTCTTCGTTTCTTACCGGCAACTGAAGGCCAAGAAATTCCGTGGGTTCAATATTGGGATCATGGATTTAAAGGACCAACTGGCCAATGGTATATTGAAAAGTCTTTGACATCTATTGGTCAGCCTGACCCTGTAGGTGAATTGAATTCTCGTTTGTGGAATTCAGGTATCGAAGATGATAAAGAAACTGCACGTAAACAAAAACGTCGTTTACACTATGTAACAAACGTTTTGGTGGTATCAGACCCATCTGCACCTGAGAATGAAGGCAAAGTCTTTATGTATCAGTTCGGCAAAAAGATCTTTGATAAAGTTATGGATCTAATGCAACCTCAATTTCCTGATGAAAAGCCAATTAATCCTTTTGACTTTTGGAATGGTGCTGATTTTGTATTAAAAATTCGTAACGTCGAAGGTTATAGGAACTATGACAAGTCGGAGTTTCGTAGCCCATCGGCGCTCTATGATGGCGATGAAGCGCGTTTGGAAGAGGTTTATAATAAACTATATCCAATCACCGAGTTCACAGATCCTACAAGCTATAAAACTTATGATGAGCTTAAAACTAAATTGCACCAAGTATTAGGTGAACAAGCTCCTCGTACAGTTAAGCAAGAAGTAGCAATTGATGATGAGATTCCTTATGATCGATTCGATAAGGCTTCTGCACCAGCAGAACCTACAGCTACACCAGTATCACAGACTGCAGAATCGGCAGTCGATGAAGATGATACGATGTCTTATTTTGCTAAGCTAGCAGCTGAAGACTAATTATTAGGATTACCATGTAAATCAATAAAATGTGTTGACCTAATTTGTTCAACCATTGTAGTAGGCGCATTAATCGTTGTAATGGTTCGTGCGTCTGCATTATATTGTAA